AAAATAAAACATTACAAAGAAAAAGTTTTACAAAATCTTGTAAAACCTTCAAATATATTATTATCTTTTTGTAAATTGATGTCCTTTATATTTCAAGGAAAAAAAGGGTATTTGTGTGCTACTTGTGTGTTATTGAATAGACTTTATAAGTACTTTATTTTATTAAATAGACATAAAAAAAGAGGTAATGTTAAAAGGTCAAAAGAACCTAGAAATTAATCTAGGTGTCTTCAATATAAATTTCATCATCTTTTGTCATTTTTATATAAATTAATTCATTTTTGCATACAAATTTTTTATATTTGGGTTGATTTTGATTTTTATTTTGCAAATTTTGTATTGATTTATTTTGTTCTTCTATAATCTTTTTTTGTTCTTCAACTTCTGCAGTAAGTTTATCTATTTCTACAATTAATTCTTGATTATAATTTTCTAATTCTTCCATCGTTTTAGTTATATTATCAACAACTTTTTCTTTTTTTTCTTCCTTTGGATAGATTTTCGTATCTTCTTTTGTTCCTGCTATCCAACAAAAACCTAAGTTATACCAAGTATAATTATCTTTTTCTATTTTTTCTATATAATCATATATACCATAGTCAATAAATCCTAAAATTTGTTTATCAAGTCCTGCTCCTTTTCTTGCTCTTAAGAACTCTCCTACTACTTCTATTTGATTTTTAGTAGTATCTCTTTTTACTTGCTTAGAAGTGCCAATAACTCTTGTAATGACTTTATTATTAGGGCTTGTTCCAATATGTTGGTCATCAAATGCAAAGGCATTATCAGTAGACGGCTTAGAATATTTGGATCTATCATTAAAATTGAACTTCCAACCTTTAGGAACAACCAATATTTCAAGGTGTAGGTGCGTTCCTGTTGAATTTCCAGTGTTCCCCATATTTGCAATTTCTTGACCTCTTGTTACTTTTTGACCTACTTTTACTTTTGTTGTGCCATCCTTTATATGTAAATATCTACTCCACATATCATTATTAACAAATTCGTGTTTAATCCAAATATAATTTCCAGCACTAGAATTTTTGTTTATTTCCATAACTGTTCCATCATTAATTGAATAAATAGGTTCTCCTTGATAATCAAACCAACCAAAATCTTGACCTCTTGAACCTCGGCTTATATGCTCTTCCCATGTACCTGTGATACCCAATTTTTTTAGAGGTAATCTATTATACTTCTTCATTTTTCAATTCCTCCAATGTTTTTATTTGGTTTTTAGGAATTTCGACTACTTCTTGCATTTTTGAAAAAGGTTTAAAAATTTTATCTTCAAATGATTTATAAATTGCATCTGCTCCTATCCAACTTATTAGACCTACCCATAAAGAATTAACTATTGATAAATCACTAAAACATATAGCAAAAAGAGAGCCTATTGCCATTGATACTCCTAAAGAAATTAACCATAAATACTTTTTGCTATTTAGACTTTCTTTTATTTTTTGTACCACTGCAGTAGTAATTATTGAACTACCTATTGCTACTATCAATATATTTTTTATTAAATTAAAATCTAACATAAAATCACTCCTCTATTAATTTTTATAGTTTTGTTTTTTATTTTAAACATAATTTTTTCCTCCTACTTCATTAATTTTTCCCATTTATCGTGAATATAGCTGTTTTTATGTAAATCATTTTTATAGTGGTCGTAAACTTCATAAGCACGCTTTACTTCTGCTTCATCCATTGTTTCGCCTTTTTCTAGTGCTTTTAAAAATGTAACTAAAAAATTTTTACACTGATTTTCATCTAATTTTTCAATTGATTTATTAATAGGATCTAGTTTAGTTTTGAATATTTTATTTACAGCAACTATTATTATTGAAATTGCTGTTATCAATTCTCCTAACGATAATATTATTTTTTCCATTTCTTTTTCCTTTCTATTCTTTCTATTTCCATTTTCCTTTAACATGTATTGAGACCGTTACTGATAATGTGCCGTTATTAAATGGATTTACTTTTACAGGTACATATTGACCTGAATGCGTTGTTGAAACTTGATTATCATTTGCGTTGTCACTCTCTTTATATAACCAACATGCATTTTTGCAATAAATGACATTTGCTACTTCAATTGGTGTTTCAATAAATGTAATAGGATAATTTATAGGGCCTATATATGCTTTGTTTAATAAATACATTGGACTTACCCAAACTTTATTTGTTCCGCTTGCAGTGAAATTTCCCCAACATTCAGCAACACCAGAATTCCATTTTTGCCAACTCCATTGACTATTACTACCACTTTCAATAACATAATCTGTCTCCTTTGGTTGTGTTTCATTCGGAAATACGCTTAATTTATAACCAACTACTCTAGTTATATAAATTTTCGGATTTGATTTTGGTGTATTAACAGTAGAAGGAGATACAAAAGATACTTCCCCGTTGAAGCCAAACCCGTTTGTAATAAATGTAATTGTTGTACCGTTTATTGTCGCTTGCGCTGACTTGATATACGTAGCCTTACCTGTGTTATTTAAATTTGTTATATGAAGTGATACTTTTTTACCATTTGGCGAATAAACTTTAGTTGAATTACTTACGCCATCATTATCCTTATAAAAAATTTCTAAATAACTGTAATTGTCAGCATTTTTTGCTAAAGTTATATTCGTTCCAACTCCTGTTTCGTTTTCAAATAAAATTTCTCCAAGTATGTTTTCTCCTTTTGATATAATTTCTTCAAAAGGAATATCATTTATTTCAATAACTTTATTTCCTTTAATTTTCATAGCAGGAGAACCTGCTATTATTTGATATGTAAATGAAACACTATCTAATTTATCAGAAACAATAACAACAACATCATAAGAATTTTCCAAATTAAATCCATTATCATCTGCATCGCCTTTAATAGCACCACTAAATAAGTATTCATTTTCATTAGTAGTAAGACTTATTTCTCCACCATCTACCCAAGTATTCTTTCCTGCTATACTATATTTATAAGTTGCACTAAGACTATTATTTTGTTTTCCAAAATTATCATTCCACCAAGTTCCTCCAAACTCGATAGTAACTTGGCTACCTACATTATTTTCACGAGAATATGTTTTCTTTCGTTCATCTGCAGTTAATTTTTTATATGATACAACAGGTATTTCTTTAATAATACTTGTATAATTTTGCCTACTATCATAAGCATTTACTGTTATATTATTTTTATTATAATTTGGTATTTCAACACAAACATTTTCAGTTGATGAATAATCTTTTTGTATATTTTCAATTAAATAAGATACAACATCAGAATATTTTTGTGAAATAGCACTATTTTTTGTTGAAATATTTACTTTTAATGTTGAATATCCCAAAATAATATCATCAGAAAGATTTGCAGATAAAGAATTAATATCCTCATATTCAAAATCTGTAAATATTGGATTAGCATTAGTAATATATCCAATACACTCTACAATAGAATCTTCTCCTATTTGTATATCTTTGCTTTCAGTTGAATAAGTTGTTAATAAAAATGTTAATAATACATCATTTGATGATTTATTTAAGCCATATAATACATCTAATTCTTCCAAAGAAAACAATATTTCATCTTCATCTAATATTCCATCATAACTTTTTATAATTGTTTCTCCACATTTAATAGTTAAGCAATCATAATAACTAGAAATTTTTTTATCTATACTAACATTAAATTTATTTGGATTATCATTATCATCTACAAGATTGAAATTTGCAATATTCGCTAAAGTCGAACCTCTTGGAATATCTGTTAATTTCATTGAGCCACTTGCACTTGCATCTCCACAAGTATATGTAGCCCCTGTATTATCATCAACACTAAAACTTATACTAATTGTTTTTTTACCATCTGAATTATGAGGTATTTTTATTCCACTCGCACTTTTTAACACTGTTCCACTCGTGCTAGGTGTATAATTTGGTATAGTTCCTGTATAACTTGTTCCATTTATCGTAATTGTATATTTTATTGATGAACCCCATTGTTCCCAGTTAAAATAATAACCTGATTTTTCAGATAAATTAAACGAAAAACTTATTGTTGAAGTATTACTCGCAACATCATAAGAATTTTCTGTTACAATTAATTTGAATAAATGGAAATGATTTTTACTACCATAAGCACTAATTGTTGCCATTAATAACTACCTCCTGAAATCCATATTTCATCGCCTATTGTTTGAATAATAAGCCCTGATAAATTAGTCGATCCTGTTGAAGTTAAATCTTTGAATTTTCCTCCAGTATCTGTTGCCTCCATAACTGTTTCCTCTGTTGTTTTATTTTTCACTTTAAAACCATCATTTTTCATAGTTGATACTGTGTTAGTAGCATCTGATGCCACAGTAATTCCCTTAGAAATATTTACAGTATCACTTGTAGTTTCATTAGCATTTTGAGTCCATGGAATCGCAACTTCACCAATATTTAACATTAAATCATATATTTCAATACCATCATTTGTATCACAATTTGCCTCAAATGTTATTGAACCTGTTGTTATATAATCTGTTAAAGTTATAAAACCACTATCTACATCTGTTGATAACTCTGTTGTCTTACCATTGTATTTAACAGTTGCTTTTGATAAAGGAATTAGTCTTTTCCATTTATAACTTAATGTGTATTTCCCATTTTTTAAAATTACATTTTGAGATATAGCATTATTTTGTAATAATAAAGAAAAACCACTTGTAGAATATGGTTCTTTTCCTTGCCTTACATTTCCATCCCAAAATTCTGCAACATTATCACTTTCCATAAAATAAGGAGCAGTATTTCTTAACAAATTCTGCCCTCCATTTGTGGTAAAAATATTATTAATTCCATTTAATTTATCAACTAAACTTACCATAGTTCCATCGAAATTTACATATAATCCTAAATTATCAAATTTACCAATTAAATTAGAATTAACATCATAAATTTCTAAAACTCCATTTTTATTATTTTTTCCTCCAAGTTTTAATGTTCCTCCTTTTATCATATCGGCAACTAAATTAATAATATTAATACTTTGCATATCTAATGTTCCATCTATAGTCCATGCACTATTAAAAACACCATTAATTCCTGTTTGACTAAAACCAATACCACCTGAATTAAGCATTATTACATTTGTTGCATCTTCTTTAGGTAAAGTATCAACTATTAATATCTTATCTCCATCATATATAACAAAAGAATCTCCCATCATATTCCATATTTCACTTGTTGCTTTCTTTAATTCTTCATTTAAAATAGTTTTTGTATCATTTGATATATTTTGTGCAATTTGTGATGTTTGTTTACTTATATCATTTATTAAATTTTTTAAAGAATTTTTAAAATTACCAAATTGAATATTTTTATATTTGTTAGAAATAGCATCATAAGTAACAGATATTACATTAGTTGTTAATGCAATATTTAAGTTTGGATGTTCTACATAAATTGTATCACCAATATCTGTTATTTTATCTAAATGAGCAGATAAAGAATAATTTACTTGAGGATATTTATTTACATTTAAAAAAGAAGTTGCTTGACTTCTTAAATCCTCAATTAATCTTTCTTTATATTCATCATCGGATTCTGTTTCTAATTTTTCTATTTCTTGATTAAAAGAAACAACTTTAGTATATGGAATATTATATAATTGTTCTTCTAATTCCAAATATATTTCAGGAAGTAATAAACCATCTTTTCCAACAGGTAATATTTTTGTAACAACATTATCCCAAATTTCTTCTGATTTTATTGTTTGAATATTCTTCAAGTATTTTAATGTTACACCTCTATCTTCACCAATAGTTGAATTAACTGAAATATTAAAATTATCTCTAACTAAATGCCCACCCCATTTGTCTATAATTGTGCTTATACTTTCTTCTAAGGACTTTCTAACACATCTATAGGAATTATTAGTAGTTATATCTGAACTGGTTGTAAATGGACTTTCAGTATCTGTATTACTATTTAAATAATCTAAAGCATAATTACAATCTTTATCTTCAATATAATTATCTTTTATAACATAATTTTTAGTATCAAAATAAATATGTTTTGCTTTTAATTTGATTTTTGATTGATTTTTTTCTATATTATTTGCAATTCTAAATGCTTGTTCTCCCTCAGGAAAAGGTGTAGGACACATAATAATTCTATTTGGTTGATAATATTCGTTATTTTTTATGTTATCTTCTAATTCTATATAATAATCACCATTATCCTCTTTAAAAACATTACATTTTAAGGGCTTTAAAATTTTAATTCCATTGTGATTAAACAATTTTTCTTCTGCATCATATATTTTTATCATTATAACCACCTACTCTTTGGTTCAATAGTTATTTTTTGTAAATTTCCAATCCAACTTATTTTATTAACTCCACTTTGTAAAATTGGAAATTCACCCAACATATTTCTATTCTTTAATTCATTTTCAAAATATGCCTCTTGATTTTCAGAATCTATAATAACTTCACTTGTTGTATCACCAAAATTATAAGTAAAAATTTGAATATCATTAACATATATACCTACACTACCTATTCCTTTAATTGTTATTAAAGGTTTAGATTGTAAATATCCCTCATTAGTAACCAATATAGATTCTTGTGTAGTAATTTCTTCCTCTATTACAAATTCATTTAATTGATATTTATATGGTTGACAACGATATTTTACTTTAGCAGTTTTAAAATTAAGTAGTGCATCATAATCTATTTTTTCTATAATTTTGGCAATATAATATTTATCACTTTCATTTGATAAAATTAATCTACCATCACCATTAAAATAATTAATCACTTCATTTAAATCAAAATTTCTTGTTAAACCTATTTCAATTTCCTTGTCATAAGATTCATAACCCAATTCATTAATTATTTCGCCATCTTTTCCATCTATTGTAATGGTTTCAACTCTTAACTTTGGTTTTGATATAGAGGGTAATTTACATATCAATAAACCTTGAATTGAATCACTATTTTTTTCTTTCCATATTATATTACTCATGAATAAATCACCCTTTCTACATCACTTATAATTAATTCACCCATCTTTTCGCCATCAATTTTAAATGCCATTCCATCTAATGCCTCTTGAAAAGCACTAATTAATGGTAAATAAGATGTATTAATTCCTGACACTTTATTTAAATTATTATTTAAATTAACATTTGAAGATATATCAAAGTCTGTTGGCAATGAATTTTGTATCATACTATTAACATCATTCATTTCAGATGTAAAACCAACACCAATACCTTTTGCAAGATTACTACCAATTTCATCTCTAAATACTGTTGATGGTGAATGAATACCAAATATTCCTTTTATACCTTTAACTATTGAACTACCAAAGCCTTTTATCTTATCCATTACCCAATCTTTAGCATTCTTAATACCATTCCATAATCCTTTAACCAAATCTTTACCTACATTAGCCATTCCACTTATTCCACTAACAATACCATCTTTGACTTTTCCTAGTAATTCTTTACCTACATTTAACATTTTTCCAAAGTAATTTCCTATTCCTTTAACTAAAGAACCTATTATTTGAGGTATTTTTGCAACAAGTTGAGGTATTGCTTGTACCAAACCTACTGCTAATTTAACAGTTAAGGTAATACCTGCTTCAATTATCTTTGGTAAATTATCAGTAATTGCCATAATTAATTTATCAATTATTTCAGGTATTTTATCAATTAAATCAGGTAAGGCATTTATTAAACCATCTGCTAATCCTAATATTAATTGAATACCTGCATCAATAATTAAATCAATATTATCTAGTAATGTAGTTACCATAAGAACTAATACATCAATCATTTGTGGAATTAATGTTGGTAATTGTTCTGCTATACCTTGAACTAATGAAACTATTAATTGAATACCCATTTGCATTATTTGTGGAAGATTTTGTATGATAGTAGATACTAACATATTAATTATTTCCATTACTGCACTCATTATCATAGGCATATTAGCAGTTAAACCATCTACTAATTTAGTAATAATCTTACTTCCTGACTCTAAAAATGCAGGTAATTGCTCTGAAATACCATCTAATATCATAGGCAATGCTTCAAATACTGCATCTACAACTCTATCAACTGCTTTTAATACATTATTAACAACTCCACCATTACCATCACCATCGCCTATAAGAGATGAGAACAAATTCATTACCAATTGGCTTAAATCTGCACCATCTGTTGCTAAACCTGTTATTAAGTTACTCCATGCAGATTTTGTTGCTTTAATAGAACCCTCAATTGTTCCCATTGCTTCTGCTTGTGTAGTTCCTGCAATATTACTTGCTACTTGGATTTCGTGGATTGCTTCTGTAATATCTGCAAAGTTAGAAACATCATATTTCTTTCCTGTCAATTTCTCGGCATCTTTAAGTAATCGTTCCATTTCGGTCTTAGTCCCTCCATATCCCAATTTTAGATTATCGAGCATATTAAATTGACCTTTTGCGAAACCACTATATGCATTTTGAATTGATTGCATATCAGTACCGAATGTGTTTGCATTATCAGACATATCTCGAAGTGCTTGATCTGATAATTTCGCTGCCTTTTGAGTGTCGCCATTTAAAGAAACAATCATACTTTTACTAAATCCTGTAACTGTTTCCATATATTCATTGGCACTCATACCTGCAGTAGAGAATGCATTATTGGCATTTGCTATAACTGTATTAGCAACATCATCACCAAATAATTTTTTAACACCACCCTCTAATTGTTCGAACTCACCAAAACCTGCAACTGCATCTTTTCCTATATCTAACATTGCAGAACCAACAGATTTCATTGCACCTGCCAATCCTTTAATACCTGCAATAATACCCTCACTAATTAAGTTTCCTTTTATCAAATCACCTAATGTTAAGGTTTTTTGACCTGCATTTTCTTCTTCTTTAGCAAAGTCTTTTATAGATTTAGCATCACTATCAAAACTTTTACCTGCTTTATCTAATATTGAATTGTTATCACCTATTTTCTTTGATAAATCACTACATTCAGATTTAGCATTATTCATTTTGATTTTGTAATCATTAATCTTTTTATTATTGCTATCATAGGTACTTTCTGCTTTAGATAATTCTTTTTCAAGTTCTGCCACTACTTTTTCTTGTTTCGATATTTCGGAACTTGATGCAGTAGTGCTATTTTTCATTTTTTCTAATGCTTGTTTCTCACTATCTAATGAATTTTTAAGTTTATCTATTTCAGTTTTATTTTTTGTTTGTTGTTCAGTAAAATTTTTAATGGCATCGGCACATACTTTAACAACATTTTTTTCTTCTTTTAATTTTTTATTTAATGCATCATTTTGAGTTCTTAAATCACCTATCTTTTGACCATTATTATTAAATTCAGTTGAGGCTAATTTTAATTCACTACTAACTGCTCTTAAATTACTATTAATGTTTCTTAATGCTTTAACATACTCACTTTCACCCGATAATTTTACTGTACCACCAAATGAACTTGCCATGATTATCACCTCCTAATCTAGCCATTCATCATCTTTTTGTTGCTCTTTAGCAACCTCATAATAAGTAGTTTTCTTTTCCAAATCGTGATAGAACTTATAAAGTTCCCATTGGCGATTAAACTTCTTAATTGTCATTCTAAAAATTTCTTTTTCTGAATAACCTAATTTGTTATGTCCTATAAACAAAAACCACGAGAAATCTATTGGTGTATTATCATCTTCCTCGTGGATTATTCGTTTTTTGAGTTTTCATCCTGTGTAGAGTCAATAACTGTTTGATTTAATTGATTTGTGGCATTTGCTATACCCATAGCAGTTATTAATCTACCTACTTGTTTTTCTGTTAATAAAGGTTTTTTTTCTGTTGCAGTTTCATTATCAATATCAATTGCTTCATTTATCATTTCTTTAATACCAAATATTAAAGCCTTGATATCAACCTCTCTTGTTTCATATACATCTTGTTTTACAACATTACCATTTGCATCTTTAACTTCTTGTGTGATTGGTTTTCCTTTCTCATCTAATTTGACAACTCTATTTCCATCTTCATCGTAAACAAAGCCATCAGTCAACTCACCCCATTTTTGGAATGTGCCATATTCAATCTGAATTGATTGCATAACATTTAAGTTAAATATTGCTTTATATTCCTTTCCATTAACTGTAAAAACTGTTTCCTTTTCTTTCATCTTAATTCCCTCCTATATAATTAAAAAAAGGGTAAAGATACTAGACATCTTCTTCTAGTTCTTTACCCTTTCTTCTATCAGATTTTTTCACTGTTTCTTCGAAAAGATTTACAAATTGTTTTATTTCTTTGTATCTTTCTTCTGATACTTCTATAACTTGATTTAACTTATAAAATTCTTTTGTATTTTTATCATTAAATCTTTTTATAACTTTGCACTTCATTATACTTTAGCAGTCAATAGACTATCTAAATATTCACTTGCTTCTGCATAAGCAGTAAATGTTTTAGATTTTGACCATTCTCCATTAGATTTTCTCATTACTGAACCATCAATAGATACAGTAGTAAACTCAACAGACCCACCTTTTGTTGCTTCATCAGGCATTGTGTCTTTGAATTTTACTTTTGATAAAAATTCAACTTTGTATTTATAAGTACCACTTACCACTTTAGTTAATATTCTACCAAATGCGATATATGGTGCTACATCAGTATCTTTTCTAACAATTTCACCATCTTCACTAATAGTATGTCCTAATAGTGGTGCTAGAATTGTATCATCATCATCATCAACAGTTATAGTAACTGTACCTTTATTAAAAGTATAATCACTTTCTGTCAATGCATCATCTGCATATAATTCTGCACTATTTAATTCTAATGATACTTTACAATCAATAGCCTTACCTAGTGATTTAGGTTCAATTACTTCCTCCTTTTCATTTAATAATGAATATCTAAAATTCTTTAAGCCAATTCTTGCCATTATATTACACTCCTCTCTTTAGCAAATGTTATTGTCTTATGGTATAGCCTTGTATCTTCCTCGAACATATCAGGACTATCCTCAATCCAAACATAATCATTATTTATTAATATCTTTTTAACTTCTGAAACAATATTTAGATAATTACCATCAGTATAGATATCAAAATCAAATTCAGAAACACTATAAATTGGTTTATTGTCTGCTTCCACTCTTGGTTGATTATCTATTTCGTGATAGGTAATAAATGTTTTTAAGTCACCTCTATATCGAATAAATGCTATAGGTATATCTACACCATCAACATTAAAATCATTAAATAATTGTTCTATTTCTCTATTCATAACTACTCCTTTGGTAAGTATTTTTCTTGTATTTGTTTCATCGCATTTTCAATTTCCTGTTTTTTAAACGATTTTCTAAAGAAAGGCTTTTTTGCCTCACCTCTACTCGTTCCATATTCTCTTGCCATTGCAACTAATGGTGCAGGATGTTTTTTTTGTGCATCTAAATAACCATATATCATAACTTTGTTATTAATGCTGTCATCAGATGGTGTTCTATATGTTTTTGAAACAAATAAGCACTTACTTAATCTATCAGTAGATTTGAATGCCCTCGACAAATTATTTTGAACAGTTCTTTTAACTGTTTCTGCACCTGCTTTGGTCATTTCACCCATCATTTTTGGAGTTGCTACTGCCAATTCCTCAAATGATTTAATTAAATCGTTAGGTATCTCTGAATTAAAGTGTGCCATTACTTAACAACTACTTTCGCTTGAATTTCTAATTCAATAGAGTCCTCATTTATATTATTTAAGTATTCAATGGTATATTTTTTATTATTGTATTTAATAAACATATCTCTTGTTATTTCAGTTTTTGCAGGGTATCTAATAGTAAAATTAGTATATGCTTTTTCAAAATCAGTATTATTTTGAATTAAAGTATATCCTTTTGTAGTTTTTACATTAGCATAAGTGCTTAATATTAAAGTTTCTGTTGGCTTTTCAAAACCATCTTCATCCTTAACATTAACAACTGAATAAATTCCAATAAGTTTATCATATTTACCTGCATTTTTAACAGTATTACTCATAATAAATTCCTTGAATGCATATCTAATATAGTTTGAACTACTTTATTGACATTATTTCCATCAACATAATATGACCTTGTATCATACATATCTTGACATAATACATAAACAACAATAATAAAATCGGCATATTTATCGATTGTATCATCATCTACACCTGTATTATTTTTTATAAAGTCAATAGCAACATTCTTAATTGTTTCTAAATATTTTGTATCTGCTTCTGTTAGTTCAGATATTCTTAAATAATTTTGAATATCACTTGCTGTGATATCACTTACTTTAGTAATCATAACTATTCCTCCTTTCGGTTAGGAGTTTGCCTGAACAATTGAATTACTTACTCTTATTTTTTTGATGATTTTTTATCATCTGTGTTTTCATCATCAGTTGTTAACTCTTCACCTTTTTCTTTATCATCTTCATCTAAATTACTATCCTTTTCCTTTTCTTTATCATCAGTTTCGTTATCATCTGTAACTTCATCTGATGCATTATTTAATTCTGCTTCTAATTCAGTAATTTTATCTTTTAAAGATTGGATTTCAACATCTTTTTCTACAAGTTGGCTTTGAAGTTTTGTAATTGTTTCTTTCGCTTCTTTATTAGATATTTCTTTTTCTGAATAAGGTGCAATAAAACCTGCATCTAAAAGGGCAGATGCTAATTTCTTATCCTCGATTTTAACAGTCTTGCCCTTTACTGCAGATATAGTATTATTTGCAAATCCTTTTAATACTAGATACATTATTTACCTCTTATTAAGCAGATTTAATAGTTAATTTAGATAATTTTTGAAGATGTTCTACTCTAATATCTGCTTCTAACCAAGCAACTACACCTGTAGCATGTTGAGTAGCATATTTTTCTTTTAAAACTTGAATTTCTAATTCTTTAGTTGTTTTAAATGCTAAACCACTAAAGTTACCAAAGATAATTGGTGAACTACCTGCTTTAATGTCAACCATTGCATCTGAAACATATACAGGATAACCTAATATCTTTCCATCAAATTCACCTGTTGGGTCAGGTTGGAACATTGGTCTTTCATTACCATCTTTCATTGTTTCAAGGATATTTTGTGTTTCTTGACTAACAACCCAAATAGAACCTTTTCTGAAAGATTGGATAACTTTATTTTTAACTTTAACAAGGTCATCATAAGATATTACACCTGCAACTGCACTTGTAACAGTTTGTTCAGCAGGTATATCTCTACAACCTTGAATTTTATTATCAGTACCATTTAATGCTTCATTTTCAAGGAATAATTTAACATATTCTGCAATTATATTAATTACAATATTAACTAAATCAAAGTCAGTATTATTAACTAATTTATTACCAATTTTTGCTAATGCTCCTATTAAATAATCTTTTAATGATACAGATGTAAATTTACCTGCTTTTTCTACTAATTCTGTGAAATCTTCACCATAACCAACTGTTATATCTTTACCATTATTTGCACCATATACAGGAATATCAAAATTACCTTTAATATTGTATTTAGTTGCTTTTTCTAATATTGGTGACATATTATAAGCAGTCATTATGATTTTATTTGCAATTGTAGTTGGTACAATTACACCATTATCACCTTGACTAAAAGATGAACCTGTATCATCTCTATTTTCACTTAAAACATTGTTTCTAATGAAATTTGCGAAATCTTTAATATCTCTAGTTTCGATTTCTAATGCTCTTTCTTCTTCAGACATATTATCTTCCTCCTTTTTCTTATCTTCTTCTTTTTTAGCATCATCAACTAATTCTCTGCTTTGTTCAAAAGCCTCCATAGTTTTATTTATGGCATCTATTTCATCTTTTAATTGATTAAATAGTTTTTCTTCATCTTCTGTAAATGCTCTTTCTTCTGCCTTTACATCATTTAGTAACTTATCCATTTTAGTTACTTTTTCATTTTTTTGTTCTTCTAAACTTTTCATCTTTCTATTCCTCCTTTTACTTCATTTAGAATATTCTCATATTTTGAGTAATTTATTTTTTCATCACCCACATTTTGTGGTTGTTCAGGCACTTCCTCATCTGCTCTTATTTCTTTATAACCTCCACGAACTACTTTAACTTGATTTGTACTATCAATAGTAACAGTTCCATCTATTATTGAATAAGGCATCTTATATAGTTGACTACCATTGTCAATTGTTCCATAAACAAATTCACCATCGTAATCTTCTAACCATCCATCCTTGAATAGTGTTCTATATGTACTACCTAACACTTCTCTTTTTTGTGATGCAGTCATATCACTAAAATTTGGTGTTGACTCTGCACTTTGTTCTTCTTCTACTGTGTAAGAATTATCTTCAAATTCTTCACTACGATATTCAATAACAGTTGCATCATCACCTCTTAATTCAATAGATGTTCCTATGTAAGCAGGTATTTTTTTATCATCTATAATAGATACTTCAAATAAATCTATATCTCTTACACTTCTTTCTCTTAAACCATTTTTATTGATAACCTCTTCATCTTTATTACAAGAAAAGCCAAAAGACCATCCTCTTAATTTTTTCTTTTTCGCTTTTTCAATAACATCAGAGTCAGTTATTTCAACAATGGCTCTTAAACCAATATTATCCTCGTAAAGTTCTGCAGTACCATTTTTGGTATTTGCTAATTCTTTATCGTAATCATGGTCTAATAACACTTTTACAGATGGATTTTTTTCAAGTGCCCTCCTAAATACTGTTGGTAATATTTTCTCTATAAATTGACCTTTCTTGTCATATAGAATTTTAGAAAATCTATCAACTGCATTTACATAGCCATCAATTATGACTTTGTCGTTTCTTACTTCTATTTTCATTTTTTTCACCTCCTCCATCGTTCATATTCATTACCGAACCTGTATTTGGTGTATAATATTTACCTGTGTCAATATCATATAAGACATTAGCAAGGTTCATACTTACAACATCTAGTCCATCAATTGAATAATAATCTTCTGCATCTCTTATTTCATTCTTTGTCATCCAACCTGTATCAGATGCAATCTTATATGCTTCATATCTTTCTTTCAATGAACCTCTTGTTATTTTCTTTGTATCAAATGCAAAATAAAAGAGTCCTTTTTCTGACTCTAACAAGAAATTCTTATTTAATGCATATTCAATTGCACTAATAATTGGCATAACACCATCTTTAATTGTATTATTATAATCTGAATAAATATGAAATACATCGTTTATATCATCTTTTAATGTCTTTTTTCTTTCATTAATTTGTAATTCCATAGAGGAATTTGCACCCTCTTTAAAATCCAAACCATCATTTAAAATGATTACATTATCTTCACTATTATTTCCATAATATTTATTCCATGCATCTTTTAAGGCTTTTATTTCTTCTTTACCTAGTTTTTTAGTAGCAGTAAGAAAACCTTTTTTTGCTCCACCCTTTTTAACTAATCCTAATTCATAAAGAATAGTTGTAAAAGCAGTTTCTATTGATTTTGATATTTCATCAATAGCACTTATTCCTTTAACTCCATCTTTGGTATTTCTTAAAACTGTAATAAAATTATACAATTCATAATCTTTACCATAGACATTGTATTTTGCATCTTTAAAAATTGGATCATAATTTGTTTGTGGTGATACATAACTAGGTTCAACATATTTTAATGCTTTAAACTCATTTCTATATTTTTCAATATAAACATAAGCACCTTTATTGGTAAGGTAATCATTTACAATTGATTTTTTTAATTGAAATGGGTCAAGTAAATCACCTGTATCTTGATTTAATATATATAATCTATTATCATCAAGAACTTCTTCAATTTTTCTATTACCTTTATCATCTGTAACATATTTATACATTCGAATAGGTAGCATTGCAATCAAGTTTGATATTCTATCAACTGCACTTGATACTGCAGGAACTGAAAGTGCCTTATCTCTTGTTATTTTTTCACCTCTTAATAAACTTTTTAAAAGTAAATCTTGAGGTGTATCTGTTGTTTGTTCAGTTGTTTCATTTGATGTTGACTCTGCACTTTGTTCATCTCTTTTAAATATTAAATCTATGATTGACATGTTTTCACCTCTTTTCTTTCAAAAGTAAAAACAGACATTTCTGCCTGTTTCATTTTATTTCATTATCTCACATTTACATTATAACATAATATGAGTGTGAAAAATGTGAAAGTTAAGCAACTTGAACAAAAAAGTTTCCATTTTCAAGAAATACTTCTTGTTGCAATAAATAAATACTATTTATAAGTGCTACAACAATATCTATTTTTCCATTTGATTTCTTTTTATTAACATATCTATTCATATTTGTATCAAAAACACATCTTGCATTTTGAAAATTAATTTCAAGTAATTTATTATCTTCATATCTAAACTTACCATCCATTATTTTTTCATACAATAATTTTGTAGGTGGATGTAATGTATCAGAGTGTTGTCTTATTTGAACTGTCTGATATTTTTCATCCCATTTTTGAGCAGATGATAATGCATTATATCTATCATATCCTATAGCCATAACAACAACATCATATTTTTCTTCTATTGCAAACACAAAATCTTCAATAACTTTATAATCAACTGTTTTATCACCACAAGCGATGCATTTCATAGCATTAATAAAATCATAATAATTAACTTTTTCAAATTGATTTTTTTCTTCTATTCTTCCCTCTGGAATAAATGATATTGCTTCTGCTAATATTACATCATCATCATTACTTGTCATTGCTACTGCACAATTATCATTAGTCATAGCAAGGTCAACACCAATATATACTTCTTTACCTGACCAATCAATTTTATCAACTTTGCATTTTTGTACTTCTGTTACATCTACAAAACTTTCAGTTCCTGCACCTTGATAAATAATATTACAATGTTTTGTAAGAAAGTTTTCTCTCTTACTTTCCATTTCAATTGCTTTAGTTCTTTTATCTAATAAATCCCTAAATACTGCTTCGACTTCAATTGCTAATGGATTTGATTGTAAAATAATATTATCATCATTAGTCCAATTTTTAGTTTCATTAGGTTCAAACAACAATGCAAATACTTTTTCATCATCGATGATATCATCTAATACTTTTTTGGCATAAGTTGTTTCAGTTTCCATTGGATTATCTACTGTAGGATATTTAGTTGAAATAATAAAACCTAATTTATTAAATACCAATAATTGTCCTGACCTCATCGCTTCAATGGCATAATCTGTTGGTAATGCACCCACCTCATCTGCAACAAATACATTTGGTTCTTTACCATCCATTCTATCTTTTGAATAATTTAAAGGTGTATAAATTGTTTCAGTTAAACTATGTCTGATACAATCTCTTAATATTTTAAATTCACCCTCTTCAAAGACACTTGTATTTGCTTTGATTAATGGTTCTAGTGCTTTTTTAATTTCTTTAGCCAATGCTCCATCAGGTGCAACTGAATAGAATTGAGAATATTTTGGTTCAAGGTAAAATAACAATAATATTACAAGTGCAACTATAAATGTTTTACCATTCTTTCTGCATATCTCTAGTATTATTGTTTCATATCTTCTTTTATTTTTATTATCTCTATACACAGTACAAAGACTAGCAACTATAATAAGCCATTGATATCCTGCCAATGCTTCATATATTTTTCGACCTCTTTTTATACCTTTTGCCATTACTAATATTTTTAATATTTTATCTATTCTTTTCAATCTGCTAATATCAATTATATATTTGCTAGATTTATTATCTGCAATATCTAAAAATATCTTACATTGTTTTTTAACATACTTTGGCGATATAAATTGTTTTTCACCATTTAATTCATAATACAATGGTGGTGGTTGTAATGTTCCATCAACTATCTTTTTAGCATAAATATAACTTGGATGAAGTTCTATATTATTGTTCTTCATTGTCATCATCTTCATTCAATATATCCATCAAAGTTTTCTTCTTTGTTGGAGTCGCATTGATTGATATTTTTGCTCTTGCTTGTGGTGATAATGACAATTCATTACAACATCTAAAAAAATCTTTAGAGTACATATCCCTAACAGACTTTAGATTTATAATAGTTTTAACATCTAACTTATCTTTTACTTTACCATCTTCATCAGTTATCTTACTAGACTCATTTATCTCTTTTTCAAGACTCTCTAATCGTTCAATTGTGATTGCAGTTTGATTTAATAAATAAGTATCTAAATTACTTAAAATATCTTGATTAAGATTATCTAAGATGTCTTTAAAAATTGCTTTTTGTCTTTTGTTAAGATACTTGAATGGTTTTATTTTATCATTAGCACCTCTTAATTTTTTTTCGCTTTCTTTTCTTTCTTTTCTTTCCTTTTTACTCATTTTCATTGAGTTTGTATCAATCGCTTTTGCAGGTCTTGCCATGATTATCACCTCCTATTTTTTTCAACAATTGATGGAAAATTTTCATTTTAGGCATTTTTTACACTTTTAGGGGATGCGTAGGTTTTGAAAGTTTTGTAAAATCCTTAATTAAAAGGCAGGGGGGATGGTTGCTCCACCCTCTACTGCCTCTACTTCTGCTTTTATTTTCTTTAAATCACAATCTTCTTTAATTAATTCTTGCAATATTTTTCTTGGTATGACATTATTATCACTTAATTTATGATGATAACAACACAAAGTTATAAGGTTTTCATCATCTAATCTTCGGGAATAATCTTCTTCTAATGGAATTATGTGATGAACTTCTAACTTGTTGAAGTTATAAATACTAGAGGTATTATATATATCTGCAATGCAACATCTACATAAATGTTTATCTCTATTTCTTATATCTTCACTCTTTTTATGCCATTTATAAGTCTTTCTGAACTTATCTGCATCTGTTAAACCTCTAACCTGCCTATTCTTATAGCATGTCTTATTAAAATCGTGTATCTTTCCACACCTACTACAACTCTTTAGCATAAAAACATCTCCCTACCTAAAATTAAGCATAGCACCTTTCTATGCTTATATAAGAGTACGATAGGAGATAATTGATACACAGAAAGGAAAAAAGGTGCTATATTTTTTCTCATACTTTCATATAAACACAGAAAAAAAGACAACATATTAGTTGCCTTACTATTCACCATACATTATAACACAATTTTAGTGTGAGTTTTGTGATTTTTACTGAATATAATAACTTCCAATTCATCTTGTAGTTGCGATAATAATTTTCTAATATCTTCTTCATATTCATCATAATCTTCTAACCAACTACACAAAATAAATGCATTCCAATCATTTTTAAATATAATATGGCATCCATCAATTCCTTTTAAAAATGTTGGAAAAGTACACCATGTTCTTTGTGGTCTTAATTCACTACATCCATTAATTATTAATAGAAAATTATAATTGCTATTATTAAAATAGTCTTTTAAATTACTTATATCATCTTCTGATAATTTCTTTTCAGTATTATACCAACAATATGCATCTTTTTCTTTATTATAATTTTTAGTTATAAATTGCTTTATTTTTCTTGTAATCATCAATTACCTCCATATCGAATATTGTTAATTGTTTATGTTCTATGGTAGCGACATTATTGTCGGTAGCACCTATTTCTTTTCTACATTTAGGACATAAACACTTATTATCAATTCCTTTTAAATAATCAAATTTTCCACATCCATCACATTTATCTTTAAATCTATTCTTGTGGCATTTCATATACATAACTATCTGCTAATTCTATTTTTTCCAATCTCTTATCACCTACAATAAAATCTTCTTCAAATTGATTTTTAACTAATTGCATCATTTCTGCATTTAATAAACAATCAAACTTAATTATTCCTCTAGGTGAATAAATTTTTTGTATTTCATCTAATATTTCTAATGCTCTTTCTTCGGTTTTATATCTACCAACATGTCCGACATTTTTTATTCCAATGAATGAGTCATCAGTATCAGTAAAACCATTAGCAATATATAAACCATCATTGACTTTTAATAACTGTTTCTTATCTTGACTTCTAATCAATAATTCCATTTTTTACCTCCATTTCCTACTATAGTGAATTTAACAAAATGACATAAGTCGGTTAAATTCACTTTTTTAATTCAAAATATCTTTTTTCCCTAGATTTTACAATCATTTTCCTGTTGTCAGGAAAGTGTTATTTTTTATTTGAATTTACAAACTCTCATTTTGTAAAATTAGTAGTTTTTAATTTGAGTGATATGCTATTGCATACCACCATTTAACTTCCTAAATAAAAGTTCTTTCTTTTAGTATTTTTATCATTATTATCCCAACATATATATAATAATGTGACTCTTTCGTTAGAGTGATTTAACATTTCTTTTAATCCTATAATGTCGCCTGTTTCTTCATAATATGACCTTGCAAAATATTTTCTTAATGAGTGGCATCCGACAGGATATCCTACTTTTACCTCATCTGATAATTGTTTTATAACCTGCCATGCTCTTTGTCTTGTAATTGGCATATTAATACCTTTTCTACTCTTAAATAAATATTCACCCTCAATTAATTCATTTCTATTAATATAATCTGCTATATCCTTTGCTAATGATGGATGTAATTCAAATGATTGTTCTTTATTTGTCTTAAATTCTCTTGTATATACAGAACCATTTTTAAAATTATCAACTTTTAATTGTAAAATATCCTCAATTCTAAAAGCAAGATTTATACCAATAACTAATATCATATAGTTTCTATCCCATAGATATTGTTGCGCTTCATTGCCATCATCTTCTGCTTGGTTTCTTCTTTTTTTACAATTGATTATCATATTATCAATATCTGCTTTTTTAAATGGTTGCACTGTCTTTCTACCGAACTTAATTCTAAAAGTCCTACTCATTTCATCACCCCATTATCTAATTTTCTACCACAAAAAGGGCAATAATTAATATCAATATATCTTGCACCATTTAAAGTATCTATCATTAACCCTGCTTTTTTATCTGCTTTGCCTTTTAATATAAATAATTGAAGATAGTCTTGTAATAAACAACTTCTACTTTTATAACCTGCAGTTGGTTTTAATTCTGCTTGAGTGATTGGTTTTCCTGAAATATGATTATTAGACTCTTGGCAATAATTACATTTATTCATATTCACCTCTTAATAATTTATCTAAGTATTTTTCATCAGTATTTTTATAATCTACTTGTCTGCCTGTTTCAAAAAAATATTGAAGCATCGCTTTTGCACAAGCACAAGGTAAATCACTACCTTCACAATAATCACATGCATACCAATAACCACAAGCATTAAGTCCTGTTAAATCACTTTCTTTTCTAATTTTGTCACTATCACAATAATTTTGAAATGCCTCTTTCCATTTCTTTTTATCATAATCAGTAACTACTGTTCTATCTATATATGGTGTATCATCAAACAATTTATTTTTATCCAAATTGTTACCTCCTATCGATTATCAAAATATAAATAAACTATTAATCCTATTAAACCAATTAACCATCCAATATCAAACCAAATTATAAATTTTATTACTTCTGCATCCATATTAAATACTGTGTGGAGTTTCTACATATACAAATATTGCTTTTTTATAAGGAAGATTATTAGTTATTCTTGTAGCATCCTCTTCTGACATATCATCATTATTATCTAATAAATACTCTATATAATTTTCTTGTTCATCTTTATAAACAATATTCATATCATTCCACCCATAAGGTTCAACTGTGGCATATTCTTTAATTTTTGCTTTTCCAAACTCACCCATCCAATAGCCACAATCACCACCTACTATTTCATAATCAACATAAGCATATATTGGTAAATTAGGATTATTTTTAATTAATTCTATAAGATTATTATTATTTATATCATTTGATATATTTTTAACAAGTTCCATAGTAAATTTAATATTTTTACTTTGATTTTCATAGTTAAGTGTATTACAATAATATTTTGCTTTATCTTCTTCATAAATACCTGCTTCTTCTATTTCCATAGTTGGCATAACTCTTAAAGTAG